GACTACGAGAAGGAAGCCTGTAACACCTACGGCTAAGATGATGACGAAGTATATGGATGGTGATACGTTAGTCCATAAATGGGAGAACATCGATAGTCGTGGTAAAGAGGGTATTGAGGAAGTTACAGCGATTGGCTTTGGTGCTGTACTGATCCGCAAAGAGGTATTTGAAAAGACTGGCAGACCTTGGTTTGATGCTGGATGGGGTAAGAATGGAGTCTGTGGCGAGGATGTTTATTTCTGCGTCAAGGCTGCATCAGAAGGATTCCCGACCTACGTTGACCATGAACTGTCCATGCACATTCGACACATAGGAACCTATGAGTACGGATGGAAAGATTTTGAGCAATTAGAGGAATGATATGCCGTTCAGCTCCTATTCGGATTTAAAGACTACGGTAGCAAGCTATCTAGCCCGTAGTGATTTGACCACCGTCATTCCTGACTTTATCCGACTAGCTGAAGAACGGCTGAGACGAGACATTCGGACTCGTCAAATGCTGGTAGTTGCCACAGCGACAACGACTGGCGGTGATTCTACGGTTGGCTTGCCGACTGATTTCCTTGAGATGCGCGACATACACCTGAACACTAATCCGGTGTTTACGTTGCGCTACAAGGCTCCTAATAGCTTCTATGAGACTGCAAGGACTACCGAGAGTGGTAGACCTGTGGACTACACGATTCTCGGCTCAGAGATTCAGCTAGCACCAATTCCTGATACCGTATATACGTTGCAAATGTTGTATTACTCTAAGCCTACGCTCTTGAGTGATACGAACGCTAGCAATACGTTCTTGGCTAACTATCCTGATGCGTTGCTTTATGCCGCTTTAGGTGAGGCAGAGCCGTATCTGATGAATGATGCTCGTTTGCAAACATGGTCTGCTTTGTATGATCGTGCGATAGCGGCTATCAATACGTCTGACCAGTCGAGTGAGTACAGCGGTCAACCTATGTCAATGTCTTATAACGTGAGGTGAAATCATGGCAGAAATGTCGAACTTTTTAGAAGCGGCTCTGATTAACGCTACCTTGCGTAATACGAGCTATACCAGTCCGTCAGTCGTTTATGTCGGTCTTTACACTAGCGATCCTACTGACGCGAATACTGGAACTGAGGTTTCAGGTGGCTCGTATGCTAGGACTTCTGTAACGTTTGGTGCGCCTAGTAATGGTGCTACAACGAACTCAGCAAGTGTGGTGTTTCCTACGGCTACTGGTTCATGGGGAACGATTGGCTGGATCGGTATCTTGGATGCTGCTACTAGCGGAAATCTCTTGTATCACACGGCTCTGGATGAGGCTAAGACGGTTGGTACGGGTGATATTTTCACGATTTCAAGTGGCAACCTTAGCGTAACGTTAGCTTAATATGCCGTTCGTCGTTAATGACCGTGTAAAGGAAACGACTACCACGACTGGTACGGGTACTGTCACGTTAGACGGTGCTTCTCCGGGCTACCAGACGTTTGCTGCTGGCATTGGTAACGGCAATGTGACCTATTACGCGATTGTTCTAGCTAGCGAATGGGAAACCGGCATAGGTACGGTTGGAAGTGGTACGTTAAGCCGGGATACCGTTCTACAGTCATCGAATAGCGATGCGAAGGTCAACTTCTCTGCTGGTTCTAAGGAAGTCTTTGTAACGTATCCAGCGGATAGGGCTGTTTACAAAGAGACATCAGGTAATGCGGTTCTATTCCCGATATGGGAAAACACACCTACGGTATCAGGTGCATATTCGATAACGTCAGGAAATCGTGGGATCAGCTACGGTGAAATCACTATTACGACAGGTTCATCGGTAACTGTGCCTACTAGCAGTTCATGGCTAGTTTTTGGTTAAGGAAAGAACATGAGTAACTTAAAAGTTCAGGGCAATGCGAGTGGTACAGGTACACACACTTTGCAATCTGCTAACACTAATAGCAATATCACACAGACGTTGCCTGACGTTAGTGGAGTTACTTTAGGGTTTTTGAATGTTCCGCAGTCAGGATCGGATAAGACCAGCTCTTATACCTTGGCTACGTCTGACATCGGTGAGTTTGTTGGTGTTGGTACTAGCGGATCGATCACTATCCCTAACAGCACATTTGCTGCTGGTGACATTGTTTCTATCTTTAACAATACGACAGGAAATATCACGATTACCTGCTCGATTACGACAGCTTACATTGCTGGAACGAATACAGATAAGGATACGATGACACTAGCAACTAGAGGTGTAGCTACAGTTTTGTTCATTAGCGGTACGGTCTGTGTTGTAACTGGCAACGTAAGTTAAGGGGCTGGCATGAGTGGAATCATGGCAATGCTGCTAGGTCGTGTAGTTGGCGGCGGCACATTTACTATTGTCCAGACCTTTACTGCCTCTGGTACTTGGACTGCGCCTACCGGTGTGACCGAGGTTGAGTACCTAGTGGTCGCTGGGGGGGCTGGGGGTGGTTGCGCTTTAGGAGGTGGCGGCGGCGCAGGAGGATTCCGAACAGGTACTGGTTTGAGTGTTACTGCTGGAACTGATTACACAGTAACGGTTGGTGCTGGTGGTGCTGGCTCAACATCAAGAGCTGCAAATGGCACGAATGGTAGTAATTCAGTTTTTTCTACCATTACATCTAATGGCGGTGGTGGTGGTGGTTCTAATAATGCTGGCTCTGGTTCTAACGGCTCATCGGGCGGAAGTGGTGGTGGCGGTAGCGGCGGGCAAGGTGCGGCGGGAACGGGGGCTGCCGGCAATACGCCAAGCACATCGCCAAGCCAAGGAAACAACGGTGGAAACGCTACGACAGCAACACCTAACTATGGTAGTGGTGGTGGTGGTGGTGCGAACGCAGTAGGTGGCAATGGAACAGGAACAACCGGTGGTAACGGTGGCGCAGGAACAGCCTCATCCATCTCTGGTAGCTCCGTGACCTACGCTGGCGGCGGCGGTGCTGGATTAGAGGGTGGAACAGCGGGAACTGGAGGCGCTGGAGGTGGTGGTAATGGAACAAGTAACGCTACGGCAGGCGCTAACGGTACAACAAATCTTGGTGGTGGCGGTGGTGGTGGAGGATTTTCTATAGGAACTGCTGGTAATGGTGGCACAGGCGGCTCTGGCATTGTCATCCTCAAGTACACCGTCGCATCACAGACTGTATTCACCTTCAAATCATCGACTAGATGGGTTGCTCCAACAGGTGTGACTAGCGTGGATTATCTAGTCGTGGCTGGCGGTGGTGGTGCAGGTAGTGGTGGGGGTGGAGCTGGAGGTTTTAGAACAGGTACATCATTAAGCGTTACTGCTGGAACTGAATATACGATTACTGTTGGCGCTGGTGGTGCTGGTGGTGCTGGTGGAACTGACCCTGTTCAAAACTCTCCGGGTGTTGTTGGTAATAATTCAATATTTTCAACAATTACGTCTGCTGGTGGCGGATTTGGCGGCAAATGGGCTGTTTCGGGTGGCGACGGTGGTTCTGGTGGCGGGGGAGGTAATAGGGGTGCGCCATCTGGTGTTTCTGGTGGGTTAGGTAATACGCCAAATACAACTCCTTCGCAAGGAAATAATGGCGGGGGAAACACCTCTAATACAGAATCGGATTGCGGTGGTGGTGGTGGCGGCGCAAGTGCTGTTGGTGGTTCTGGTAGTGGCAACTCTCCAGCAAGAGGTGGAGATGGTGGAGCAGGTACGGCTTCGTCAATTTCAGGGAGTTCAGTAACCTATGCTGGTGGTGGCGGTGGTGCAGGAAGAACTCCTGGCGGTTTAGCAGGAAGTGGTGGATCTGGTGGTGGTGGCAATGCAAATGCCAACGGCGGAAGTAATGGCTCGTCAGCAACCGCTAATACTGGTGGCGGTGGAGGCGGCGGTGGGTATGGCTCACCAGATAACTATAGCGGTGGAGGTTCAGGTGGCTCCGGCATCGTGATAATCAAAATCAACCAATAAAACTATGGAAACTAAAGTCTATCGATTTATGGGCATCGACACCGCAATGCAGTTGCTACGTCCGGGTGCGAAGTGGGAAATCTCAAACAACGTCTTTACCCGTTGGGATGACCCAAGACCTTG